TTTTGGCGCCAGCGATTAGACGAACTTTTGTCTCAACCACTGCCTGCTTGTCTTGTTCGAACTCTTGAATTTCTTCCGCTAAAGACTTGATAACAAATGATTCTAGCTTACTAACGCTGTTTTCATATTGTTTACGGTCTTCGCGTAGTTCGCGGATTTCTTCGGCCAGTTTCCCAACCATGAAATCATTGAACTTGGTGCTGCTTTCCATCATGTGATTTTTAAACTTCACACGATCTTCTGCTAGAGCTTGTTTCTCTGCCGCGAACTCTTCGAGTTCGTTTTGGAGACTTTCAGTTACCATTCGGTCTAGAGCTTCAACCATAACTTGCTTGTCATGTTGGTAGCGTTGAGCGAATTCTTCACGAAGTTCTGCGCGAACTGCTTCGCGAGCTTCAACTAGTTTGGTTTCCCAAGCTTCGTTGATGGCCTGCTGCGTATCTTCGTTTATGATGCCGCTGTCTACCAATGGTTTGATAGCATCTAATAACATCAGGTTTCTCCTATTTTAACTTAAGGTCATTGATTAGGCGTGTAATGCCTTCTTTCAGGTACTTCTGTACTTTTTGATCTTGTGTGGCATCACGAGCCACATCTAACACTCGGTGTCCATGACGCATATTCATCAAGCCCTCATAGATTGCTTTAGGATATGCATTTGGAGCCGAAGGCTGTGCTACAATATCAACGGTAATGATGTCAAAACCACTTACACGACCGTTGTCTGCTACTTCTCCGCTTCCGCGACTACTAACACCTAGTTTAACTCCACTGGTGATCATTGATTTAACAAGTTCGCCCATGGGTGTTGGTAGAATTTTAAGCTTACCGAATCCACATGGACCGTCCATCCACATACCTGTAATCATATGTGACACACGATCCAAATTTATTTTTAAATCATCAGGGTGATCAACTTCACCAAGCACAGACTGTCCTTGATTGATTGTTTCGTTGATGGTTTCTACGGCCTTTTTAATTTCAGTCATAGGGTATATACGATTGTTGGCGTTTTTTACATCGCCCTGAATGCATATCCCTTCTAAATAAAGATTTTTCTTGCCATCTGTTCCGGGCGCATCCTCTTCGAGGATTTTGATTTGCGCCCGGTCAAATGTAAGACTTTCTCTTAGGTACAAAGCCATATTATTGCCCTAATTAATTACCACCTGGTTCAATACTCTTCTTCTGGACAGGTACTGATCCATCGGTAGTTTGCCCTTCGCCTTTTTTGGCACTTGCTTTGGTGCTATAGAAATTCTGAGCACCTTTGTTGCCACCAGGCTTATTCACGTTGCGTGTAGCAACATCAATTTCTTTTACATTTTTTACCAAATGACCGTCAGCTTTGCCTTTTGGGCTAGTACCATCTGGTGCTTGTTCGCTGCCACCTTTAGCAATATTGCTTGATGTTCCGCCCATGTCGTTTTTACCGGCAACAATGGAATGAGTGTTTACATTAGCATGATCGCCGCCTGTGCTAGTACCAGCTGGCTGGCCTTCTGTGTTACCAGATGTAGAAATTTTCTCTACATATTCACGCATTAAATCTACTGCGGTTTTTTGTAGTGGACGACGCTGTGTAGATTCGTAAACAGATTCAGGCATTTCTTCTTCATCGTTTTCTTCACGGTCCATGCCGTCGTCGCTATCGTCCATGTCGCCCATGTCGTCCATGTTGCTCATGTCGCTCATGTCGTCCATGTCCATAGCATCCATGTCGCCCATGTCTTCCTCGTCGCCGCCCATTAGCTGTTCAAATTCAGTTTTGAGAGCTTCTAATTCATCTTCAAGATCCATTACTTTTTGCTCTAGATCTTGTTCGTCGCCCATGTCTTCGTCGCCCATGTCTTCGTCGCCCATGTCATACATATCGTTTTCGCCTTCACCGATACCATCTGTTTCGTCCATGGAAATTTCGTCAATCATGCCTTCAACTGGAGTTTGTGGCGACATACCTTCTTCGGCATATTCCTCATCCATTAGACTTTCGTAAATGTCGCGACTTTTTTCTACTACAATTTCGTGAAATAACGCACGAGCTTGATCTTCGTCGTCGTTAATAATGTGTTCAATTAGCTGTTCATATTTGTTCATTAGGAACTCCTTATAATAATATGGCTGTATTTTATTTACTAAAATACGCAGATTACGGGGTTAAATGGTGTTTTTTTGAAGGATTTAGACGGACTACATTGGTGCAGGGGCTGCTGCTGGAGGCCTATACTGCTTAGATACTTTTTCTAACTTCTTTTCATGCTCTACTTTTCGCACATCATTTGCCATTCTCATGCGACTAAGGTCGGCTAGAGTAAGCCTTGTTTTGCGTAGATCACTCAATTTTAGAGGTGTATTATCTAAGCCAGGTGTTTGATATCCTGGTTTGGCTGGTGCAAATAATTCGGTTACAATCATAATACTATTTACTCAAACTGTCTAAATTGCTGCGCCTGCTGGTGCGGCTTGTGCAGGAACTCCTACCGGTCCTCCTGCTGCTGGTGCTGCCCCGGGTGCTCCTGCTCCACCTTCGGGCGGAGCTTCTGCAGGCGGTGCTACATTTTCTAAGTCTGCTGCTATTCCACCCGGACTGATGCCCACGCTTCTTAAACTAGGATCGTCAGCAGGCGCTATTTCAACATCGCCTTGCTCTTCTGCCCACATGGTTTCATTTTCACTCATTTCTTGTTCGCTCATACCCAAATAACGCTTCATCAAGAATCGTTTACTAAAGTATGGATAAGCTTCTAATTGAGTGAATGTGGCTATTCTGGCACTGTCAACATCCGCTTGTCTGTACTGAGCAAAGTTTTGTGGGGGTTCAAATATCAGTTCAAACAATTGGCTATCAATATTGATACCGCGCCAGCGCATAAACAATTTAAATTCTTGATCTAAAGTTTCAATTATAGCGTTTTGCAATCTTTGACAATATTGATTAAATCTCCATTCTTGAATTAAAGCTGTACCTACACGCCCGTCATTAAAAGCTTGTGTTCCGTCTTCTAGTGTGACTGGCAAGTAACTGCTAGGAATACGCAATCCACGGAATAACTTGTTTGTAAAGTATCTTAAGTCTGTAATTTCACCAAGATTACTAGCACCGGCTAGCGTGTCAACACTGCTACCTCGCTGATCCGCAGTGATAGGAAAGAAATAATCTTCCATTTGTGCTAGTGGGTTGTAAGTAGCGTCCATCATGTTTTGTCCACCACCAGATTGCGTAGGAATACGACGCTGACTGATTTCGTTTTTGATGCGTTCTACATACGCCATGGCCATGTGGCTAGGCATGTTACCTACATCAATTTTGAATACTCTGCGTTCTGGAGCTCGTTGCACACGATAGATAATAATTGCATCTTCGAGCAGTTCTTTCTGCTTGAACACCTTGAACACATTTTCTAATACGCTGGTACCAAATGGCCAGTACACATCCATTCCCTCAGTTAGACTGAGATGCACAATGTGTTCGGCATTGACAGCAGCTTCGTTTTGAGCTCGTGAGAATCTACCGCCGCCGCCCAAGGGCACATTGGGCTGCACATAACTGCCGCTAGGACCACCCACTTGTGGATGATTCATGTATTGGTCGCTTGTGGTCACTGCTGTGACTGTGAGATTTTCAAAATTGGGGTTAATGTCTTTTAAAATATATTGTTCAGGTTTTTTGCCTTCGCTTTCATTTACAATAACCTTGACCACTTTGCTCATTTCAACCCAGAATAATTTAAAATTTTCTGGGTCACGAACGAACACTTGATCACCGTATTTGATAGTATTTCTTACTATCTTGAATATTCTGCTGTTAAATTCGTTTAACTTGACCCATTGAGTCAGTTGTTCTTTGATAATTTTTACTTCGTTATCAGTAGGACTTTCTTTGAATTTTAGATCAAATGGTGTGTTGTTGGCTTCGTTTTTCTGCGTCATAAACTCAGAAAGAATGTCCAATGCTGCATTGATTTCTGAATCCATGTCCATTTGTTCGTATTGATTGTAGCGTTCAATACGATTGGGATGTCCGATATACACATCCGGTAAATTGCTTTGATAGTTTCTGTATCCAGGGTCGGGCATGCGGCCGCTGCCAATTGGACTGATGTTGCCAGGTAGATTGCTGCTTTTAAAATACTTACGCCAAGTCATATGTTATCTCATTGAGTACTATATTTACCGTGTTTACGCTATGCTGTCTGCTATTCTTTTTAAATAACCTTCATTGCTTCCAATAGCATCTATTAAGGTATCCATTTTGTCAGTGTATTGTTTCATAAGTGATTGAGTTGCTTGACTGTCTTCTGCCATTATATTTTTTAATTCGGCCAATGATGTGGTCATTAAATTAGGACTGTTAAAAATTCCACCAATCTGTTCAGTCATATCAC